TTAAAGAAGGAAGACCAAACGAAGGCGATATACTTTATATGCCTTTGATGAATAGTTTTTTTGAGATTAAATTTGTACAAGACCAAGAGCCATTCTTTCAATTAAGTAATTTACCAGTTTACAAACTTGTATGTACTCGTTGGGAATACTCTGGCGAACAAATTGATACAGGTCTTACAGATATTGATAGTGCAGAAGATCAATATTCAACAGATACTTTACAAAATCAATTTACTTTAGAAGATGGTACAGGTTCTTTACAATTAGAAACTGAAAGTGTCAATGGCGACAGGTTCTACTTTATAAATGAAGATCATAGTTTCAATGTACAAACACAATCATTATATTCAGATAATTTAGATTTAGATAGTGAAGCAGGGTTTGATACAGCGTCAACAGCAGATGATATTTTAGATTTCACAGAACGTAACCCGTTTGGTGATCCTGACCAAGGAGAGTTTTAATGTTTGGAACATATTTTTACAACGAATCAATGAGAAGAATGACCATCGCATTTGGTCAACTTTTTAATAAGATTAAAGTAAAAAGAAAAGATAGTGAAGGCGATATTGTACAATCAATGGCTGTTCCATTAGCATATGCGCCAAAAGAAAAGTTTTTAGTAAGATTAGATCAACAACCATCTTTAGATGAAAGAGAGTTTGCAATTACTTTACCTCGTATGAGTTTTGAAATATCAGGTATCTCATATGATGGCTCTCGTAAATTAACAAGAGTTCAAAAGTATAAGAAAGTAAAATCAGGTGAAGATGGAAAAGTAATGACATATAATTATACACCTGTACCATATAATATATCATATACGTTAAATGTATTTACAGCGACAGCAGAAAGTGGTCTACAAATCGTAGAACAAATACTTCCTTTCTTTCAGCCTGATTATACTGTGACAGTTAACGCTGTACCAGAATTAGATATAAAAAGAGATGTACCGATTATACTTAATGATGTTCAATATGATGACAGTTATAATGGTGATTTTACACAAAGAAGAGCAGTTATCTATACTTTAAACTTCACTGCGAAAACATACTTATTTGGACCAGCGTCAACTCAAGGTGTTGTTAAAGAAGTACAATCTGATCTATATTCAGATACCGATACTACAAATAAAGCGAGAGAAGAAAGAATAGTTATAGTTCCAAACCCGACTAGCGCAGACGCTGATGATGATTTTGGGTTTACAACAACAATATCAACGTTTAATGACGCAAAAAACTATAACCCAAGTACAGACCAAGACGAATAAATATAGATATGGCAATCAATAAAGTAGGATCAAAAGGTATAGAAGACGGTAGTGTCGCAACGGCGGATTTTGCGCCAGGTACAGTATCATCTGATAAGTTACAAGACAACGCTGTTACAAACGCAAAGTTAACTAATTCATCTGTCACACTCACAGGTTCATCTGTTAGTTTAGGTGGTTCAGTATCATTTAATAATAAGTTTGTAGATTGGCAATCAGTTATTACAGCTGATGGTTCTACATTTAATACTGCTGTGTCAGGTCAAGGTTATTTTATAGACACGACATCAGCGGCTCACACGATTACACTTCCTGCGTCAGCAAGTATAGGAGATTTTATTGCCATTAAAGATTATGCTGGTACATTTGCCACAAACAATCTTACGATTGCTCGTAACGGACATAATATTCAAGGTGTCGCTAATGATTCTTTAATATCAACGAATCGTGCTAGTTTAGTATTAGTTTATGTTGACTCTACAAAGGGTTGGATATACGTTGAGGAGAGTAATGTTGGTGATTTAGAAGGACCAAAATTTATCACAGCAACAGGTGGTACAGTCACTACTTCAGGTGATTATAAAATTCATAGTTTTACAGGTGATGGTTGTTTTGCTGTAACTTTAACAGGTGGTTGTAGACCTATAGATGGTCCATCAAATGTTGATTATCTAGTAGTAGCAGGTGGTGGTGCTGGTGGAAATTCACAAGGTGGAGGAGGAGGAGGTGGTGCTGGTGGTTATAGAGAATCACACTCAACTCCTATATCAGGTTGCTATTCAGCAAGTCCTTTAGCGACACCAACAGGTTTAACAGTTACATCAACAACATATCCAGTTACAGTTGGAGGAGGTGGAGGAGATACAGGTCTTGCTTTATGTAATGGAAATCCAGGATCTAATTCAATTTTTTCTACAATTACTTCTACTGGTGGCGGAGGTGGTGGAAGAGGACAGTGTTATCCTGAACCTGAATCAAATGCTTCACCTGGTGGTTCAGGTGGGGGTGGTGGTGGAGCCAATAGAAGTGCTGGAAATGGTAATACACCACCTGTGAGCCCACCTCAAGGAAACAATGGTGGTGATGGAAATCCAAGCGGGGGACCAGGAGGTTTAAATAGCGGTGGTGGAGGAGGCGGTGCTGGAGCTAGTGGAACAGCTGGTACTCAACCTGTTAGTGGAAATGGAGGAAACGGAGTTACAACTTCAATTTCAGGTTCTCCTGTAACAAGAGCTGGAGGAGGTGCTGGTGGTGCTGGAGGTACAGGTGATCCTGCTGTAGGAGCTACTGCTGGAACTGCTGGTTCTGGTGGTGGAGGAACTGGTGGAAAAAGAGCTGCTTTTGATGGAGGAGATGGTACATCAAATACTGGCAGCGGAGGCGGCGGTGGTGGTAACTCAGGAAATGCTGCTGGTTCTGGTGGTAAAGGAATCGTTGTAATACGATACAAATTTCAATAGGGAAGTATTATAAATATAGAGAAAGAGAATTAAAACTATGGCAATATCAAAAATAGGTTCAAAAGCACTTGTAGATTGTTCAGTAGCAGCCGTTGATATAGAAGATAATTCTATTACATCTGCTAAACTCGCTGGTTCAATTGCTAACGCTAAACTAGCAAATTCAAGTATTACAGTTAATGGAACATCTGTTTCTTTAGGTGCGTCAGGTTCTATACCTGCCGTGTCTTGGCAATCTGTGATTACAGCAGATGGTTCAACAGGAACAACAGCAGTCGCTGGTAATGGATATTTCATTGATACAACAAGTGCCGCTCATACAATTACACTTCCAAGTTCACCTTCAATTGGTGATACAGTTGCCATAAAAGATTACGCTGGTACGTTTGGGTCAAATAACTTAACAATCGCTAGAAATTCATCAAACATTCAAGGTGTCGCTAATGACTCATTAATTAGTACAAACAGAGCAAGTTTAACTTTAGTTTATGTTGACGCTACAAAAGGATGGCTATACGCCGTTGAATCAAATGTGGCTGATTTAGAAGCGCCTACTTTTATTTCTGCTACTGGTGGTACAGTGACAGAATCAGGCGACTTCAAAATTCATACCTTTACAGGTGATGGTTGTTTTGTGATTTCTTGTGCTGGTAATCAACCTGGTACATCTGATAAAGTGGATTATCTAGTCGTTGCTGGTGGTGGAAGTGGTGGTAATTCCTCTGCCGGTGGTGGAGGAGGTGGTGCTGGAGGTTATAGAACAACTTTTCCAAGTCCAGATTGTAATGCTGGTTCTTTTCCAATTTCTGTTACAACTTATCCAATAACAGTTGGAGGTGGTGGAGCATCATTACCAGCTGGTGCTGGTTTAGGTAATTCTGGAAGTAATTCAATTTTTTCAACAATTACTTCTACAGGTGGAGGTGGAGGCGGTGGGCCAAACGGTGGTGGATGCTTTGCGTTACCTGGTGGTTCTGGTGGTGCTAATGGTGGATATAATAGTCCTTGTACAGCAGGAACAGGAAATACACCACCTGTAAGTCCACCTCAAGGAAATAATGGTGGTTTAGGAAACACCTGTACTGCTGGTGCTGGAACTGATAGTGGTGGTGGCGGTGGAGGTGCTGGCGGTACTGGTAATAATGGTGTATTAAATGATGCTGGTAATGGAGGATCAGGTGCAACTTCAAGTATTAATGGAACACCAACGGCAAGAGCTGGTGGTGGGGGTGGTGGTATTAATATTAATGCTCCAAGTCCTGGAAGAGGGAGTGGTGCTGCTGGTGGAGGAAATGGTGGAGAAAGAGCAGTTTCTAATGCAACATCAGCAACAGCAAACACTGGTAGTGGTGGCGGAGGTGGAGGTTCCTGTAGTTCAATTTCAGGAGCAGGCGGTTCCGGAATTGTTATTATAAGATACAAATTTCAGTAATTAAAAACTGTTATATATATTATATTATTATTGAATGAGGAATTAAAATATGAATTTGAAAAACTATTATTATTATTTTCAATCAGCGTTATCACCTAAATTGTGTGATGAAATCATAAACTACGGTAAACAACATCAAGCCGAGATGGCTGTGACTGGTGGCTATGATAGATCAAACGGCAAGATGTCTAAAAAAGACATTAACAATATGCAGAAGAAAAGAAAATCTGATATTGTTTGGATGGCTGATAGATGGATATACAAAGAAATTCACCCTTACATACATCAAGCAAATAGAGATGCTG